CAGGCGACACAGCCAAAGCCGTCCGCACCGCCGCAGGGTCCAGGAGCCAACCGGCGGCCGTCAGGTCTGCCCTGCGCTCGCGTTTGCGCGCGGCAACGTCCTCTATGGGGGCGTGCGTATCGCCATTGACGGCATGAGCCAGCTCGTGTGCGATGACGCACCGACGTTGGCGGTGTAGTAGCCCTGGGCTTGCGAGAATCGTCCTTGTTGTCTCGTCCCAGAGAGCAAGCACCCCTGCAGGTAGGCAGACGTCAATGATGCGGATACCAAGCTGGCTCGCATGCATTTCGGGATCATATGGAATTTGGTTCATGAAGTTCAGTGAATTAGTTACTAGCCGGGTACGCTATCCCTTTCTTCGCACCCGCGGGTTGTCGTTATGCTGTCCAGTTGCCGTCGTCGGTAATGACCTTATCTACAGGGTGTGCAGCTAGAGCATAGCCTGCCTGCCTTGCAGCTTCGGCACGTGCCAAAATCTGTGCAGCCAGTTCCTTATCAGACGCTGAAGAGGTTTCCGCCGCCAACTCTTTCTGCAATGCCGCTTCTGCGCGGAAACATACCTCAGCAGGGCTTAGATCAAGCGCCCTACAGATGAGTTCAAACTCGTTCGTATTGAGCGGGGAAGAATCGAGGTTCAAAGTTAGGGAAAGGCGATTGCGGCTGACTCCTGTCAATTCCTCCAGTGCTCGTAGAGATAGCCGGCGGCGTGATTGTGCGGCGCGGAGCTCCTCGTTCAGCAGCTGACTAAAGCGATTTGCGGGTCCGGTGCCCCTGCGGTTTCCTTTTACGCTACCCATCCCGAATCCTCAGTAACAACATCGTCCGCAGGGTGTGCCGCCAAAGCATATCCTGCCTGCTTTGCGGCTTCGGCACGCGCCAGAATCTGCGCAGCCAACTGAGCATCAGTAAGGGGAGTCTCCAGCTGTTCTCGCAGCGCATTGTCTGCGGCAGAAATAATAACCGTCATGTCCACATTGAGCGCGGCGCAGATAGTCTTGAGATCACGAACAGGGAGCGAGCCCTCCGACCGATATACAGAGCGGCTGAGCTTGCTCTTGGAGATACCGGTTTTGGCGGCTAGGGTAAGTAGGTCTTCACCTCGCCTTACCATCCACACTTTAACTTCGCGGTTTACAAAATCATTGAAGGCATCTGCCTGGGATTGCAGTTCTTTGATGTCTTTCATGGGAACAGTCTACAAGATTTCTAAAAAAAATTCCTGTTTCAGGTTGCACATTCCAAAAAATAGGAATATGATAGTTGCATACCAACGAAAGGAGGCACTGAGATGCAGAAGGAAACCTTCAGTGAAAACATGCGAATGGCATTAGCAATGAAGGCCAAGACGCAGCACAGTCTAGCCGCAGCATCGGGGCTTCACCCCAGTCGCATTAGCGCAATCGCCACCGGCAAAGCAGACCCCCGCATTACCGAAGCATGGAAGATTGCAGAAGCCCTGCAGGTACCTATCACATGGCTTTTTGAAGACCACTCCACAAGCATGGGCGTCACTGTCTAATTTTTTTACCCACCATTCCTAAATTTAGGAGCCATTCCTGGAAAAGGACGTGAAATGCTAACCATTCCACACGAGGGACTGACCATCTGGTCACCCGATGAACTCGCCGAGGCTCTCGGAGTTTCTGCCACTACCCTCGCCGATTGGCGAACGGCACGTACCGGCCCCGAGTTCATCCGAACCAGTGCTGGACAGCGCGGCGGCCGCGTCTACTACACCTCAACCGCCGTCACCGCCTGGCTCACCCAGCTACCTGTCACTCACACCAACAACTAAGGAACCGGCAATGACCATGAAAACCGCCATCGACACGGCATACGAACTAGCCACCAAATACGCACAGTGCATCTGGTGGACCCGAATCCCCATCCTCAGCCGCCACGACCCCCGCCTCGGAGCAAACAAAACCGCCCCGGCGGCATGGTGCGAAGTCTGCGAGGAAGTCTACGCCGAGCTCCCCAACAACAAGAGCCCCTACATCGCCGCAGCCGAAGCCGCACCAGCCCACATCAAAGATGCACACCCCGCGTACTGGGACGCGTTCGTCGACCAGGCATACCTCGCAATCCGAGCCGCCGACCTCTGGTGGGCAGGCAGGCGAAACCTCCCCGAAACGACTGCCCTCCACCTAGTCGAGAACCCCCTGGCCAAGCACTGGATGAACATCCATCTCCCCTGCCCCACCGGATGCGGCACCACACTCCACGAGCACTTCGCCACCGACCAGATCAAGGACGAAGCGAACCTCGCCTTCTCACAGGACGTAACCGACGCCTGCATCCTCCGCATGGCTGAGCACCTGATGCGGCACCATCGCAGCCAAATCGCACAGCTCCTCTAACCATCCCGGAAGGACACATCATGACCACCAAGCGCAACCGCTCAGCAGGCCGCCAGCACCGCCACACCGCACTCCAGACAATCATCGACAACCACGAAACCCTCACCACTGACCTTGCAGAGCTTGAAGGCACTGTCACTCAGCGTATGAAGGACATGCGAGGCAATATCGGCTACAGCATGGGACGCGTCGTCGAAACCGAACGCAAGGTAGCAGAGATTGAACCAGCGCTCGCAATCCTCCAGGAGTCCAGCAAGCAACAGGTGACCATCAACAAGATGACTCACAACGTGCAGAAGGAGCACCAGCACGCTATCGCCGAGCTCATCACCTACACCAACAAGGTGAACGGCCGCGCTGACGCTCTCCAGCGGGAAACCGACATCCTGCGCGAAGAGCTCACTGAGACCAATAAGCGACTATTCCAGCTCGCATGGATTACCGCCGCCATTTGGTTCTCCGCAGCAGTCACCAGTTTTGCCCTCATCCTCATCCCGTAAGGAAACACCAATGGAACACACTATCCGAAAGGCGAAGCTCGTCGTCTGGGCACTCGTCCTCGCAACCGTCACCATCGCCGGCATTGCGAGCGCCCAGGAGGACATCGGTATTCGCGCCGTCATTTTTGTTGTCTCGCTGATTCCCGCAGGCCCCGCCATTCTGCTGGGTTCATGGGTGAACGATATGAAGGTAGGCGGTACCGGTGAGCGTTAGGGCTAACTTGCCGTCCCCCGCTGATTGGGGGGGGTCTGAGCGTTTGTACACGTTGGCTGAGGCGGCTGAGGTTCTGGGTATCAGCCAGGGGACGCTGAAGAAGCGTGTTCACGGCTGGACCATCAAGGCTGCGGCGTGGAGCGAAAAGACTAGCTACTGCTTCGCCCAGTCGTCGCTAGATAAGGCTCTAGAGCATGCGTCAGCCCGCCGCGCTCGTCATAGGACGTACCGCGGTTGTTTCCCGAGTGCAGAGATGCTGACCCCGCCCCGGATGAAAATCTCCACGATTGATTGGGGCCGCCCCTATGAAGGGAAGGGCAAGTAATGGATACCTGTAGCAGTTGCGGGGCGCCTGCAGAGGAACGTACTCGCGGTTGCAAAGCGTGCGCGAATCGCCACAACCGTTGGCGCCGTGCTGGGGACCCGCGCGCCATCCGTTCCCCGGGTTACGGCTTATGCGGCAGATGCGGAGGCTCACTCCTTGCACGGAACCTGACGTGTAAGACCTGCGCGCACCGCCACGACCACTGGGTCCTGGTCGGAGACTCGCGTGGTATCCCCCGGCCACGAAAGACCTGCAAGGGCTGCGGCGGAGACATTGACGAGTACACGGACGGATGCCCCATCTGCAAGAGGCGGAAAGCTGCTCGAGCTCGCAAGGAAGCCAAGGAACAAGACGTGCAATACTTGCCGGCTGACCCGGCGCCGGAAATCCACCCCGTCGACGCAAAAACCCTCGACAGCCCCCGAGACATCGAGAACCTCCACCACCTTCAATCCTGGCTGAGCGCCCGCCGCGCTCGCCTCACCAAGAAACACTAACCACACTAGGAGTCACCATGCGGCACATCATGCACACCGGTGAGCATGCCGCCCTTGTCCAGGCCGCCGCCTACGGCAAACACCGCGCCGGCACGCTCTGCGGCAAGACCGTCGACATTGACCTGTCCGGATACTTCATCACCTACGACCACCAGCCGCAACGCCCCCCGGCGAAACTGCCCGGCGTATGCGCCCCCTGCCCCGCCTGCCGAGGGGAGCTGGAACATGCTTGACGCAGACATCCTCGGAACCCTCGCAGAAGCAGTCTGGCTCGACCACGAGAAGAACTGCCGCATGAGCGAAACACACCGCCGAGCCCTCTACTGGATCACCCTCCACTCAGACACCAACGGGCACAGCGACCTTTCCCCCGCCAGCCTCGCCCAACACCTGGGCATCTCCCAGCCCACCGCCAACAAACTCTGCAAAGAGCTGCGCAACGCAGGGCTGGTCACCTTCCTCAAAATCATCCCCTCCGCATCGGAATACCGGTGCGAACTCAACATCGAAAGAATCGGAACGCTGACATGAGCTACGGACACATCCTCGCCGCGTGGAAAGTCACCGGACTCACCCCACGGGAAAAGGTGGTGCTGCTGGCGCTCGCTGATTGCATGAACGCTACGACGGGTATGTGCTTTCCGTCCGCCCGCCGGCTCGGCGAGATGACGGGGCTTCATGACCGGAGCGTATGGAGGGTGCTAGGGCTTCTCGAAGAGAAAGGATTGATTACGCGGATCAATCGGGAACTGGATAGAGGCGGGAAAAGCTCAAACCGTTACCTTCTCCATTTGTCGGAGCCTGTCCCACCACCGACCTCGCTCCCCATGACGGAGCCAGCACAGCCCTATGAAGAAATCTACACACCCCCCTATGACAAAAACGACATAGA